CAGCCGCCGCCTGCTCGGCCGCGATCTTCTGCGGCAGCAGGTCGTCGTGTACGTAGTCAGCCCAGGTCCGGCCGACCCAATCCCGCGGGCCGTCATCGCGGGCCCGGCTCACGAGCCCGTTCCGGCCGGCTAGGTACTCCCGGACCTGGTAGGCGGCCCCTTGGGAGACGTCGCCCCATCCGGCGGGCACTGCGTGGATGTGCCAGGCGAACCCCTGGGCCGGGGTACGCAGCCAGGCGGCCCAGCCCATGGCCCGAAGACAGCGGACGATCTCGGCTCGCTGTGCGGGGGTGAGGTGGGCTGCGGCGATGTCGACCGCGTCGCGGTCGTGGGTTCCAGCCGATGCGGAGACTCCTCCGGCGTTCCAGCCGCCCTGCATCACGTACACCGGGATGGTGGGGGTGAGCCGGTCGAGTTCGCGGAGCGAGTCAGCGGCTTCCTGGGTGAACGTGCCGTCCTTGTACGTGGTAAGTCCCATGAGAATCACCAGCCGGTTGCGGAGACGGAGATGGTCACTTGGGTGCCGGATGGGATCGGGGTGCCGTTGGCGTAGCGGGCGATCGCGTAGTACTGGCTGGTCGTGATGCCAGGTGAGTAGGGGATCAGTTGTTCGGCGCCGGCGACGATCCCGACGAGGCATGAGGTCAGGCCGTTTGGGAACGGGGTTTGGAACGGGATCGGGAGTCCGCCCCCGTCGCCTTCGACAGCGGCGATGACTTTGTATTCGTCGCGTCGGATTGGGGTGCCGGGGGGTGGGCTGGCTCCGACGATCGCTGATTCGGTGCCGGTGAATGCATTCGCTTGCTGGATGGCGGCGACGGCATTGTTGATGTGTTCCCAGATGCGGGTGTGGTCGGTGGCGGTGAGGTTTGGCCACACGATCGGCTTACTCATCGGTCTCCTCAGTAGGTGGCGGTTGCGGTCATGCCGCCTGCTTGGGTGGTGAGCCCGATCGGCGGCCAGGGGCTGGGGGAGTAGCAGCCGATGCCGCCTGCGGCGCCGGCGGCGAGGAGCGGGATCCAGGCTGGTGGGACGGGCCAGGTGGTGGATCCGCCGGGTAAGAGCGCTGGGCCGGGGGCCTGGTCGAGGATGGTGGGCGTGGTGTCGGGGCGGGTGATGCCGGCTAGGAGCGTCAGTGTCGGCGGGTAGGGGAGGGTGTCGGCGGTGCCGCTGGGTTCTCTGACGAGTCGGATGGTGAGGCCGGTGATGCCGGCGAGTTGAGAGCCGTACCAGGTGCCGCCGTGGGCGAGTCCCCTCCCGGTGGGGTCGCCTTGCCAGAGGACGGCAGTGTCGGTCCGCCAGGCCCCGTTCTGCCAGGTGCCTGGGCTGATGGGCCATGCGGTGGCAGTCCTGGGTATGGCTGGGCTAGGGGCTGCGGCTGGGCCGGTGATGGTGACGATGCCGGGTTCGGTGGCGGACAGGATCGGGGCCTGGTGTTCATCGAGGCCGCCGACGATTGCGCCGGTCAGGGTGGTGGTGTGCTGGGTGAGGCGGTGGGTGATCTCGACGATCCGGGCGGTGATGTCGAGTTGGTCGCGTCGAAGTCGGACGATGTCGCCGACCTCCAAGCGTTCGTCTCCGATAAGCGTGGCGGTGACCATGCGGATCCGGCTGATCAGACGACGGAGCCTGGTGCCGGCGGCGAGTTGAGCGGCCTGGACTGTGGTGAGTAGCGGCGATGTGAACCGGGCCGGGTGCTGTCCGTAAGGGCCGTTCCAGCGCAGCTCTCCTGAGGCGACGTACGTGATGGCTCGAATATTCCCTTCGGGGTTCTGCGCGATGACGGCATTCGGGATGGTGGCCCGGTCGGGGGTGATCGCGAGGTCGATGAGGGATCCGTAATCGCCGTCTGGGTATTCGGCGGCGATGGTGACGGGCCAAGAGGGACGGATGCTGATCGCATCCAGACTGCCGGCGATGACGGCGGGCCAGGCGTCGACGATCTCGCGGAACGCGGCTAGCCGGTCGTCTTCGGTCCAGATGCGGGTGCCGAGAGGCCGGTCGACCAGGGCCGGGTCGAGGTGGAGCGGGGCGATCCCGGAGGTGAGGGCCGCGAGCATGTTCGCGGCGGTGCCCGCGAGCGTGGGCGGCGTGATGAAACGAGCCTGTTCCAGGAGCCATTCTGGGCCGCGGGCGTGGACGCGGATCTGGTGATCGACGGGTGGTTCGACGTACTCGATCGGGAATGACCCGAGGGTGACCCAGGCAGCTACCTGGCCGGATCGGTGATCCAGGAGACCCTTGCGGATCAGGAGACGAGTCCCGGCCGTGGAGAGGACTGCGTCGGGGCCGAGAGCCCGGTTCGTTGGGCGGTCGTCGACGCGGATCTCGGCGGTTCCGCGGGGGTGCTGGTCTTCCTGGTCGGTGATAGTGACGTCGAGGATCCCTTCGACGGGGCCGACGTAGGATCCACCGCGCCAGGCGGTGATGTCGATCACGGGCTGGGGTTGCCCGAGTCGGAGCCGGGCCCATGCGTCGCTGGTGTCGCGCATCAGCTGCCGCCCTTGAGATTCGCGGCAGCGATCGCGCCTAGTGTGGCCCACCGGTTGTGGATGGCGCCGAGGGTAGTGGGGACGGCCTGGTGCAGGTCGCCGAGGGTGTCACCAGCTGCCGGGGTGGTGAGGTCTGCGAGAACGTGTTGCGCGTCGAGGTGATGCAGCCGGGATTCGTCGTCGATCCGGTCAGTGGCTCGTTCGACGTCGCGGCCGGTGATGAGGAGATGCGCCGGGTCGAGCTGCGGGCAGGACGGGCGGAGCAGCACGATCCGGCCGGTGGCGGCGCGGTCGTGGACGGCGTGTTCTTCGGCGCGGGTGAGCGTGAGCAGGGTCGGGCTCGATTGAGGCAGGTGTTCGGGGGCGACGACCACGGTGGGGGCGGTGGCGGAATGCGGCCACAGCGGTTTCGACTGGGGATCGAAAACGCGCTTCGGCCAGGACACGATCGTGACCAGGGTGTGGTCGCCGGTGGCCGGGTCGGACAGGACCGGTCTGGTAGCGGGCACGCTGATCGGAGCGGAGGTGAAGCTGCGTCCGGCGGTGTCGCGGATCAGGTAAGTGACAGGCCGGTTCAGGTCGACGTCGGAATCGATCAGGACGGTCGATCCGGTGATGGCGTGTCCGCCGCGTACAGGGTGTGGGGTGCCGCCGGCGAGGCGGTAGACGCTGTAGACACCCCATTCGACCTGGGTGGTGATAGTGGTCCGGTATCCCCAGGATGGGGCGGCGGTGATGGTGGGCGGCGGGTACGCGACGGACGCGGATGCGTGGGGAGTCCCGGTCCAGGCGTGGATTTCGGTGCTGGTGTCTGGTGTGGATCCGTCGAAATAGGGGGCCGGGTCGGGGCCGATTTGGACGATGACGGTGTCGATGTGGAACGTCGTCGCTGCTGGAGCGAGGAACGCGAGCCGGACGTTTGCTGCCTGGGCGCCGACCGTGAGGGTGCCCTGCGCGGTGACGGGGACTTCCCCGGCTGGCGCGGAGAACTCTGCTTGGGCGCCGCTCGTCATGTCCCGTAGCAGGCAGCTGATCGGTGGGAGGGACGATTGTGGGCCTTGCCAGACCAGGGCAGAGAAGGTGAGAACCGTGCCTGCCGGATGGGTACCCAGGTCAGCCCAGACGCCCTGCGGGAGGCCGGTGGCACCGGTCGACACGGCGGCCCGAAACAGCTGACCTGACAGCGCGCCAGGTGCCCTGGTGAGAGTCGCCCCGGCATCGGAGATACCGGGCAAGGCCGCCGGGGACCAGCCGCTGGTACTGATCTCGAAGGACGGGTTCGGGACCAGGTTCGTACGGACCGTCATCTCATCGCCTCAGTTCGCGGGCGACGACGAGGCGGGCGGCCTCGTCGAACTGGTCGCGCCCGATGACTGCGGGGAGCGGCTGGCCGCGCTGGGCTTCGAGCTCATCGACGAGCCGGCCCAGGGCTAGGAGCAGCCCGGCCCACTGCTCGGCGGTGAGGACCGCCTCGGGCCGGCCGGTCTGGTTGACCGCGAGAGTCGCTCCGGGCTGGAGCCAGCCTCCCGTGTCGAACCCGAACACCTTCTTTGCCCGGGTGGTGATCCCATCGGCGATCGCGGATGGGACTTTCGCGATCAGCTGGGCGAACGGACTGGATCCGGCCAAGCGGGCCTTGTCGAGGATCCCAGCCAGGGCGCTACGGACCATGTCCGTACCAAACGCGGCCCCCGCGCCGCCGGAGCTGGCGGCCCCGCTGGCGTTGACGGCTGGGCGGCTACCCGACCCGATGCCGTTGTCTCGCCCGCCGAGGCCGTTCCCACCGCGGAGATAGTCCTGGGCCTGCCACACGGCGGATCCTGCAGCGTACCCGGCACCGGGCAGCGGCACGCCGTGGATGTGGGGGATCCACCGGCCCATCCCGGTCCTGTCCCACGCTGCGATCCCCACCGACCGCAGGGCCTGTACCACCGCGGCAGTGATCGGGCCGGACAAGTCGACCGCATCCCCGCGGTGCGAGGTGCCGGAGTACGAGGTGGATGGCCGGAACCCGCCCTGGGTGACGTGGAACACGGCCCGGGCGAGTTTCTCGGCCGCGGCCAGACGGGACGCGAACAGCTGGGAGAACGTCCCGCCACGCCACGTGACGAGCCCGCCCTGGACATAGCCGCGGGCATGAGCGAGCCATTCGGCCAGCAGCTTCGCCACCTGCACGGGCCCGCCCAGGCGTCCGACCTGGTCCTTCGTGATGACGTACTCGCCGGCGTGCACGACGCCGGCGGGCTGGTACTTCCCCCCGGGACCGGTGTAGCCACCCTCGGCGAACCCGAGCTGGAACGGCTGCATCTTGCTCATCCCAAACACGCCGGCCATGGTGTTCCAGGCTCCGATGACACCGTTCACGACCGTGCCGATGACGAACCGGACAGGCTTTGCGGCGGCTTCGCGGAGCGTGTCCCACACGGCCCCGATCCCGCGGACGGTGTTCTCGAACACGCCCCGGACCAGGCTGAGCCCGGCATCGATCCGGGAACGCACGAACTCGACAGCCTCGCCGGTTTTCATCCCGATCCAGGCCCACATGCTGTCCCAGGAGGCGCGGATCTGCGTTGCCCATTCGGTGACGCGGGTCTGGATCCATGCCAGTGGGGTAGCGAAGGCCCGTTGCAGCAGGGTGAATGATCCGATCGCCGAGTTGATGATGACGTTCAGCAGCGAGACGAAGATTGTTTTCAGTGCTTCCCAGGCCCCGGACCAGTCACCTCGGATCGCGGATGTGACCAGGTTGATCGTGGCTCGTAGTGCTTCCAGGATCGGGCCGGCGATGTTGATGAGGTTCGTGAAGACGATACTGACGATGTCCATCAGGTAGACGCCCCACTTGTCCCACGCTGCCTTGATCAAGTCGAGGGTGGCGGTGATGATCTGGCCGACGGTGCCGAAGATGGCCATGATCTTTGGGGCTAGCGGGGCGAGCCTCTCGCCCATGCCGGACAGGTACTCGAAGAACATGTCCCGGATCCCGGCGAATCTGGGCATGAGTTCAGTCGTGAACCAGGCCGACAGGTCGGCGATGATTCGGCGGATCTCGTCGATCTGCGGGGTGGAGATGTCCTGGTTGAACAGGGCGTCGACCGTGGCGAGGGTCTTGTCGATGAACGGGCCGATCGTGTCGTCGACCACGTCCAGCAGCCCACCGAGCGCGTCCATGGCCTTGTCCGCGAACGGAAGGAGTTTGGTGCCGAGGTTCTCCAGGAAGTTCCCCCACTTCACCGCGAGCTTGTCCGCCGCGCTCGCTGACGCCTCAGCGACACCACCGACCTGGGATTCGACTTCGCCCATGATGATCTTCTGAGCCGACAGCATGTCGCCCTGCTTCACGAACTGCTCGATCTGCTTCTTCTGGTCAGCGGAGAACGTCACACCAGCACGTCCCAGCGCCGTGATCCCCTGGAGGGGATCATTCAGCGCCTTCCCGAGCATCTTCGCTGCGCCTTCGGCGTCGCCGAATCCGGCCGCGGCCAGGTCCTGTGCAGCGGCGGTGGCCCGGTCGAAGATCTGATTTCCCTTGCCGAGTTCGTTGCGGACGTTCTTGAACGTCAGCAGCAGATTCGCGCTCGACTGGATGGCTTCGTCGTCGATGCCGGTTTTCTCGCTGATCGACTGGGCTAGGTCCCCGATCTGTTCGGCGGTGACATTCGCAGCGCCTCCGGTCTGTTTGATGATCTGCTCGGTTGTCGCGCCGACCTTCGCTGCTTCGCGGGCCTCCTCAAACATCGCGCCGAACTGGCCGGCCACAGCGTTGAGCCCTTGCAGCAGGACGCCTCCGAGAGCGGAGCCGATCGCGCCCCAGAACGCGATCATCCGTTTCGAGTGTTTCTCGGCCGCGTCCGCGACCCCGCTCATGATCCGCTCGGTCTTGGTGCCGGCTTTCTCGGCGGAGTCGTCGACTTTCCCGACGAACCGGAAGATCAGGTCACGAGCCGCCACGATCCGTCTCCCATTCGGTGATGAGGTCGTCGATGACGCCGGTCCAGTCTTCGAGCATGCGGGGAGCGTCGTCTCGTAGCTGCGGATACAGCCAGTACCCGGCCCGGCCCCGGTGAGGCCGGAACTGGCGGGTGGTGGGCCGGCCTTGCCCGCCGAACTCAGCGCCGAAGAACAAGTCCCCGAACGTCGGCAGCTTGCTCCTTCCGTCAGCGAGTGCTGCGACCGTGGCGTTCCCGCCAGCTCGGATAGCTGGTGCCCGATCCCGCCGCACAGCCAGCCCTTGGGCAATGATCTCCGACAGCGGGTCTCCTTGGGCGGCGTCCTGCAACCGGGGAAGCTCGTCGGCGGCGATCTGCCCGGAAGCATCACGGATCTTCCGGTTCAGGTCCCGCGGCAGACCGCGAAGCTTCCGCCGGGCTGCGGCAAGCTGGGCCCGGTCGACTTTGACGCCAGCCTTAGCCACGGCCTACTCCTTCCATCCGGGTGGCGAGGATTTCGTATGCGGTGCAGATCACGTCCGCTTCTTCCTGGGCCCACTGGCTGAACGGAATCCCCGTCGCGAGCGTTAGCTCGACGAGGACCCTGCCCATGGAGCCGGGGTCGAATGGGCGACCTACTCCGTCGAGGGCGGCGTAGATGAACCGGCGGCCGGGCTCGAAGATCCGGTCGAGCCCGGCGAGTGAGGGTCGTCGAAGATCTCGTCCTCGCGTTCCTCGAACCCGAAGTCCTGGACCCTGGCGTACCAGGCGTTCTCGTCGCGTTCGTCGGTGAGCCCAAGCCGGCGGGCGGCGATGTACGCGACCGTCATCAGCGCCGTGTAGGACGGGACCCCGTCGGCGAGGAACGCTTTCTTGTTGAGCCGTTCGACGCGCATCACATCGGCGGGGATCGATCGATAGCTGAGCCGTTCGATCACGCCATCGGTCAGGATCTCGACGATGAAGGCGTAGGAGGCGCCAGACCAGGTGATCTTGTTGGTCATCAGGCTGCGACCTTCTTCGGCTGGCCTTCGACGGGAAGCGACACGGTCTGTTCAGCCCACCCATCGGCGGATCCGCCGACCGGGCCAGGGACGACCAACACATCCATGCTGTATCCGGCACCCCCAGCGACGGGCCGGAACACGGCAGGCAGGATCTTCCCGGAGCTTTCCAGCAGGAAATCCGCCAGCACGGGGATGGTCGAGGCCGGGGTCCCTTCGTCCACGAAGTTCGCGTACCCGAGTTCCAGGGTCCATTTCGGGTTGCCTGCCTGGTTGAACGTGCCGCTGGGGCACAGCGTCTTCAGGGTAGCGACGGTGGTGTCCGGGGTGAGTGTCACGCTGGTGAGCTGGCACTTGAAGTTCGGGCCGGTTGCGGTGTCGCCGATGATCAGGTCGACATCCTTCATCATGATCGGCTTGAGAGTCACAGTGGTGTTCCTTCAGACGGTGAGTTTGATGGTGATCAGGTAGGCCGGGTAGGTGACGCCCCCAACCTGGTAGGGGCCGAACTGGGCGGTGTCGACCCGGCCGGTGCGGGACTGGTCGAGGGCCGTTGCGACGGCCGGCCAGATCTGTTCCAGAAGCCGGTTCGCGGCCGGGTCCGAGGTGCCGTCTCGGGCCACGAGGACGGCGACGGGCCACGACAGCAACCCGTAGCACGCGGTGGGGCCCTCTGACGGCGCCCACCTGGGGTTCCCGATGACGATGGCAGGCAAGGCTGGGGTCGCCTCGATCGCGCCGTCGGGGTAAATCGTGGCGGTGATCTCGGCGTCATCGAGGTGGCGCCGGATGGTTTCAGCCAGGACCTGGCGTACCTGGGTAAGGGCGGCTGTGGTGATCATGCGAGCACCATCCGCCGCCACGGGAAGATCAGCCGCTCGACGTCCCGGTCGACGGTGGTTACCCTGACCGGGCCGTACTCGCCGGACCCGACGAGCCCGTCGGGGCTGTTGCGACGGGCTAGGTAGCGGCGGGTCAGGAGCTCGACTGCCTGCCCGAGCACGGCCGGCGGGTGGTCCTCGGGCCATTCGCACCGGTCTGCCACGTACGCCTCGGCCGCGGCCCAGGCGGACAGGACCTGGTCCAGGCCAGGTTCGCCGTTGATGTTCCGTGCGAACCTGGCCCGGACGTCGTCCTCGGTGAGGATCGTCACCGGTGCGGCCTACGCGGTGGTGAACCGCTGGAACGCGGACGGCTTCGTCACAGCCCCGACGAACAGGCCGTACACGCCGACCTCGTAGCCCAAGATGCCGACTTCCTGCGCCTTCATCTGCACAGGGGCATCAGGGTGCTCGGCGGCCAGCAGGTACCGCGACGTGCCCAGGATCAGGGTCCCGGCCGAGAGCTGCGGCCCGGCGACGACCTTCACCCCGGCGGCCGTCATCCGAAGCGTCAGCGGATTCCCGGTGATCTGCCCGTTCTCCGGGTTTACCGCCTTCACGAACCCCCCGAGACGAGCCCACTGGTCGGTGGCGGCCCAGATCGTGTCGGGCATCTCGCCGGCATTCGCCGCGTAGATCGCGGCTGCGCCCTTGAAGATCGCAGCACTGATCGCATCAGCGCTGGCGTCTGCCGGGATCGTGATCGGGTCGAGTGCCCCGGTCCCGGCGGCCCCGGATACGAGGGCCTCGGAGATGGCCGTCTCGGTACGGATGCCGTACTGGGCGGCCAAGTCCTCGTACACCAGCGTCAGCGCAGACGGGTCAGTCCGCTCGATCTCCTGCACCGACATGTTCACCGCGCCGGCGTAGGTCTTGATCATGTAGGTGTCGAACTCGACCTGGAGCGCCCGCGACGCGACCTCGGTCTTCTCAGCGGTCTGCGCATCGACCTTGGTGTGCTGCTTGATCCGGGGGACCTTGAACTCCATCCCGGACACGGGCAGCTGGACCTGATTCGAGGATTCGACCACCGGGCGGACCGCGTTGATCTTCCCAATCATCAGGTCCGTGAGCGCCACCGTCGGCAGCAGCCCGGGCGTCTGCACCGTGGTGACCTGCGCGAGAGCCCGATGCACCATCTCACGGGCCACGATCTCACCCTGATGGGCGCGGATGACGAGCTTGAGAATCTCACCCGACGACATGCCGTCCAGCGGGGTGCCCGCCGCTCCGAACCGGACCCGCTCGACGACGGCAGCCGAGTCAGAGTGGCTGCCGAGGTCGGGCAGCCGGTCCCGCACCATCAGCGCGGACTGGCGGGTGGCCTGGAGCTGGTCCCACCGGTCGATCTGAGGCTTCAGAGCCTCGACAGCGGCCGCGTGCTCGTCGACTTCGGCGTTCTCCTGGTCGGTCAGGTCCCGATCGCGGTCGCTGCGGGCTCGGTCGACGATCTCGTCGATCGCCTGGACGTGCTGGTCTTGGCGGCGCAGCAGCTTGTCGAGGTACGAGTCAACTGGCGGCGGGGCAGCGGCAGTGGTCTGGGTGGGTTCACCGACGGTGATGTCGCCCATGAGGGGGTCTCCTGTTCTTCCGGACGGGTTCCGGGTCGGAGAGCCACACCAGCGGCTGGTGTCTCACGAGCGGCTACGGCAGAGATTACCTCGAACGGGGTGGCCCCGGGCGGCTAGTGGGGAGCCTCCGGGGGCCACCCCC